CAATCCCTTTGTAGGTGATACTTGACACAGCTACTGCCCCAACAATGCTCGTCTCACAAGCTGCGTCTGGGATAACTGACAGCAAGCGGCTTAGTATCTTGATATGTGACTTCATTTTATTCACCCATTAAAAAACCCGCACAATGGCGGGCTTATTTAGCTTTGTTTGTTTAGTCTTCTCTATCAGCTACTCTAATATATTCATCAATAATGCTATTAATTTCTTCTCTGTATTGCGGCCACTTATCTATATCTATACAGACACTCTCAGATTGCGGGCCATAAATGCAAATCTCATCATCAGCCACAATTACACTAATACCATCAGTAATGTTGTTGAATACCGCCGTATTACCTTGTATGTATCCCTCTATCTTATCGCTCATTTCCCATCTAGTCCTTATATATCAACTTGAGCAAATCAGCTAAAGCTCTATCTGCTTTCTTGTGTCGCTCTTTGACCAGCTTTCTAAAGTGTAGGGCTTTCATAATATCCACTAACTTAGTGGGCTTGTCAGTGTTGTATATGTCGCCTAATGCGTTGTAGTAGTCAGCTTCAATCTCGTTGTAGCTATAACCCATCGTGTGCTTAGCACTAGAACCGACAAGGGCAAAATCCCTAGCGTTCGCTTGCTCAGCCTTGGCCGCTGCGGTGTAATACTCGCTAGACTTCTTTTCTCTGATTGACTTAATCACGACTCCCTCCGATGTTCGTCTAGCAGCTCTCTAAGCAAAGCCCTTGTTCGTCTATCCATTGCATCAATGATGGGCTTCATTTCCTGTCTTGATTTTTCGCAATCAAACTCATAGGGAGTTACATTTTGCTTTCTGCCGTGGCTATGCTTAACGCGTTTATCTTCAAGGTCAAACCACGCGATAGGCACTGGATTACCTGCTGTTACCTCAGTCACAGGCTCCGAGTCGTCAGCGGTGACGCCCGCACTAATATAGAGGCCTGCAAGTGATTTTTTTTTGTTGCTCATAACACCCTCTCAACCAATACTGTTAATGGTAATGACACCATCATAGCGAACAATGCTAGGCTTGATGCTCTGCCGAATATCTTAGCTCTTTCGTGGCAAGCATAGGCGGCTACTACTACAAATAAGGCACTGGCAATTACTGGCATAACGGACTCCTAAGCGCCTTTTACTTACTTTTGTTGTGAATAGTGATTGTTACTGACCCATCTTCATGAGTAACGCTTGAGCACTTAACCGCCTTATGTTCGTTGTCTCTACTCTTGTTTTTCTCTTTAATTGAAAGTAGTTCCGGCTGAATTTTCTCTAAAGCGGCCTTAATATCACTTTTATTCTCAGCCGTCCAAGCTCTTAGCTCCATATCGTCAACTATCGCTTGTGCTCGCTGAAACCCCCGCTCTATATCTATAATAGCCTTGATAGCTTTTTCTGAAATAGCCATAAATCCCTCCTATTGTTTAGGAGTATTATACCATTATTCATCAATCCCTAGCAGTTTCTTAGCTGCCACAATCAATGCAGCGAGCTTAGCAATTGGCTTCTTCAAAAACCGACCGATAGCAGTAGTCACTTTGTTTCTAATCTTACCAATGGTTGTCGCCTGCTTGTAGTGCTCAATCATTGTTTCAGCGACTCTATCACTGACAAGCTGCGTCATCTTAGTATTGTACTGCTCAGGCGTGTGACCAAAACCGTCATCAACCTTAACATCAGGCAAATCATCATCGCTAGTAATGCCGTATTCTCTGGCTTCTTCTTCACTTAGGGCTACTGTTTTACAGCGGCAGTTAAACGAGCAAGGCGGTGTATGTGTCTGCCAAAAATGGTCATCAATATGCCTTACTGTGCCATGCAATGCCCTGTGAGCCGGTCTAGTGCGACTGTCATTGACGGCAACATAACGCAAGTATGGCTTATCCTGCTTGTTACGTTGTTGCTCAAGCCATCTGCCATGCGAGTATGCTTGCTGTACGTTGGTCTGATATATAGTCTTTAGTCTATATTCGGGCAGCTCAATGTCTTTTAGCTTAACTGAGCGTTTGAACTCGTCAAAGTCTTTACCCTCAGCTAGTGACTTGTTGACCTGATCTAAAACATACTTAATCTGCTCAATCTCACCAAGCCCAGCAATTGATACCGCTTGCCGCCTTTGAATGCCGCTCATGCGATTGTAATACTCATCAGACGGCACGACTTCACGACTTAAAGCATAAGCGATTGCGTCGATTAGTATTTTGTCGCTCATTCGCCTAAACTCTCATCAGCCATACCGTGAATATCAGCCGCTTGATTAACCGCTGCGACTAATGCCGTAAAATCTGACTCATCAAGATTATTGCCTACCATGTCAAACAATCGCTCTGTTAGCTCGTCAGCGTCCTTAGATGCCTTGACGATAGATAGCACCGCTTTAGCGTCTATCGGCTGTGTACGGCTATTTAAAGCGTATTCTGATAGCTTTTCTAACTGCTCCTGCTCAGGCGTAAACTTAGTAGTTGCTGCCATTAAATCAGATGCTAGATTAGCCATTGCAGTGCTAGGCACCGGCTTGTTTAACTGCTTAGGTTCACCGACTGCCTTGATGTACTTCGACTCGATGTCGTAGGTGTCCTCGTAGTATTCACGGGTAAACTCAACGCCTTGGTTGGTCAGTTTAACATCACGATTGGCAAGCTCGTCTTGAATGCCTTTCTCTGGCTTAAAGTTAAACCAGGGCACTTCATCAATGCCGTTTAACTCACAAATCAGGTTAATAAACTGTCTAATGTAGCGAGTCGCAAACATCTTATCGCTGTTAAAGATAATCTCTTGCTGCTCTTGATGGACTTTACCTTGTCCAGCTGTACCGCCCATATCTGTACCACTGGTGAGCGTTTGACCTAACAAATACTTGGCAATGCGTTTGTTAATAGCATCGTCATACGCTTTAAACGTCTCACCATTGCCGCTACTTGAGATAGTATTAACACTATCCCCGTCAGGCATGGTAAAGATGGACTGGCTGTGTGCCTGAGCCAATGCAGATGCCATAAGTGTAGGGTCGTCTGTTGTAGTACCGATTAATAACGGGCTGCCAAAACGCTCTAAGAACTTACTCCAAAACTTCCAGCCATTTTTCTTGAAGTACCATAGCCAATAGATACGGCTTAGTAACTCCTTGCCTTTTGGATTGTCAAACGTGGCTCTGTGCTGCTGCAATAAATACTTGTACTTAGTATCAACCTCTACCGGCTGAAATGTATTGTCAGCAAAGTAAAGTAATCGCCCGTCATTCTTAGGCTCAAACCACTGCATTGGCTTTTCAGTCAGCCTAAGTGGCTGCATGATACCTGTTTGTTTGTACGTTTCCTTGTCCCAAACAATCTCACAGACACTATAGCCGTATAGCTTGGCATTCATTGAGGCAATGACTAGGCTCTCTAAGTGTTTGTTGAGCTGATCGTAAACGAATAATGCCTCATCACCTTCACTTGGTGA